TATTTAGAAAGAGTTGAAAAACATACGAATATAAATTGTATTAGGCATATCCTTAAATTGTAATATTACTTTTATTTTTATTATTTTTCAAGCTTTTTATTATATTGGTTAAACTCTTATCAAAATCCAAATTGTTCTTCATTTTCACTTTCATTTCCAAATCCAAATCCAAATTCATCTTCATCATCAAATCCAAATGATTCTGTATTTAATTTTGTTTGCAAAGTTTTTTTGTTTGCTGGTTCTGTTATCTTTTCGATTAAAAGATCTTTAATAAATTTGATAAATTCACCTCTTATTTTATATGTCTTTTCGTTTGCTGCATATCTATAAACTTTAACTAAGTTAGGATCAAAAAAATATTTAGGAGATAACAAAATGCGCACTTGTGTGTTGTCTATATTACAATTAGTAGTGAATTCATCAGGTATTCCAAGTCGCTTTGATATATAAGTAATTTTATTAAGTATAGATTTTTTAACAAATATTTGTAATAATTGTCCGTTAGAACTTTCTTTAGGTCTTCTTGCACATGTATGATCTTCATAAAATTTTTTAGTTATTTCATCTATATATTCACTACTCGAAATTGTTTTAGTTAAAATAATTGCGTCTGCTCTATTAATACCACAAAATACAAATATATTAGTCAATATTTCAGTATAATTTATATCATTGCAAGTATAACCATAAACAAATATATCAGTAAAGTTTTGTTTATAAATTCTTATAAATAAAGAGCAAACCGCACTAAGTAATAATTTACGAATATTCTTATCGCGATTAGTTTTACGATTACTTGTCTCCGACATATTACCCAATTGACTTTTTATACTATTTATATTAACACCTATGAAATCTTCTTTATTAAATAGCCTTAAAATAACACGATTAACATCAGGTTCTAAATCATAAATTAATTCATAAATTGCAGTCTGCACGTCAAATAAAATATGTGCATCGGCATATGAATGATAAAATACCTGCCATTCACCATTACTATGCAAATGTTCTCTTTGCAACATTAATTTTAAACTCCACATTATATGTTCGTTTGCCCTATATTTTGCAATAAATTTATCTATTTGCTGTCTTTGTGCTTCCTGCGTTGTTTGTTGTTTTGCAGGTGAAAATTGAGATATAATGGGAAATTCCCAAGTACCATCAAAACTGCTTTCATCAATTTCAGGAATTTCATTCTTTGATATTCCATCATTACCTCTAGCAGCAGCAGCTGCCCCGCCTTTTTGGATTGTTTTTCTCTTATTCCTTTTGTTTCTTTTCTTTGTTAATTTAGTACGTGACATAATTATATAATAATTAGATTATTATAGATTATTCTAGATTATAATGATATTAAATATTTATTTATTTTTTTAAGGTTATGATTCTATTCTTGCTTTTAGATATTGTATTGTATTTGGATCAACAAGTAAATATTCAGTAATCAAACACGAGATGAAGTAGAAGCCGAAATGCATCCCGATAGATATGCTGAGCGATATCACCGGTCTAGCAGCCGAAGTCATTCTAGTGGCAGTGGTAGCGGCGGTTCTGCCACGGCAGCGCCTACTCTAGATGGTGAGCGTGATTTACATCCTTGTCCACCTACTAAGTTCCAAGTGTTTAATGTGTCTGATGATATCGGTATCAAGGAATTCTGTGAATTGATGAGTATTCGTTTTGCAAAAGGACGCGGCTTTTATGAATTCATTAAGCCGGAAATCGTACAACCTGGAAAGGAAATAGTTTTAATGAATCGTGAAACTGGTGATTTGTATGAAGGGGATGTCGCTCGTGCTATTGCAGGTATAGGTGCGAATGCAGAAAAGGCAAAAATAAAACCAGGTGATTTACCTAAATATCGCATTTTTATACAAAGCACTAGTGTTAATCGTAAGTTGTTAAAGAATCAGGGTTTTTTGTATGAGGTTTCTCATTCGTGATTATAGATATTATGGTTTTTTAGATTTGTTTTTGTGTTTTTTGTAATGAATTTTGAAGGTCTGCTAGAATGCCTAATTTTACGTGTCCCAGGTTTTTCCATACCAATAACCTCGCCATCCAAATTTAGATATTCAATCGTTTTGGAATCATCATAAACAATCAGTTAAGGGATAATTATATAATCAGCCATTAATTTATAATTTTCACGAATTCTTTGTTCAAATTTTAACTGATTATTCAAACCTAAATATTTCATAGTTTTCTCCAGAGGTATTCCAAATGTTTCTGTTGCACATAGTTCATAAAATTTATAGTATTCATTAATAAATTTTTCAGGAATAGCAGTAAATTTTATAAGAAATTCTTTCAAAGTAAGCTTAACCATATTTTATAAAACTTATTTCAATTAAATTATAGTTAGAAAAAAATTAAAAATATGCTAGGTTTAACCTTATAAAGGCTAACCCTATTCATAATTTTATATATAATTAATCAATAATTATATTTTCCAAAAACTAACTTTATAAAATTAGTTTTAGCCTTAATTAGGCTATAACTGTTTTGATTTATAAAGTAAAGTTGAAAATACAAATATTTAAGAAGATATTTTCTCTAAACTTATCTCTCTAGCAGGCGTACCAAAATAAACTGCACCAATTGGAAGATGTCCAATAATAATTTCTCCCGCATATCCTGCCTTATGTAATCCATCCCTTACTGCATCAGCAATGCGTGATTCTGGCGTATCGTGCAATTCCATAGCTACTTTTGAACCGTTTCCAACCGTCCAAATACCTTTTACTACAAGCTTATTTTCCACGTTGCTATAGGTAATCTTGCTAGGTTTGAATTTCAGTTTCTTTTCAACATAATCACCCATATTGGTTATGTGTGTTGCTTGTTGTATAATTTTTTTGAATTTGTATGTTTTTATGAATCGCTCGATATGTTTAGCTTTCTCAGAACCTTCTAAATATGTTGTTTCGAAAGTCTTGATTTCTTTTTGATTATTCTTTTTAGTCTTTTTAGTTTTTTTTAATCTAGCAGCTGTATTTGTATCTAGCCAGACTTTAGGATGGATAGTTATTTTGTATTCTGCATTCAATGATAAATTGGCACCCATTATTTGGTTTAATAAATATTTATATTTTTGTTCTATTTATCTGACCTGCTAGAATGAATTGCTTTTTAATCCTAATAAATACGTCCCTACATCAAGTAATAAATCCATCTTAATTATAGACATCTAGCAACACCAGCCCAGCAACTTCTAGAATGCTAAATCAGCTAAAAGCTCGTACACAATCTATAAATCCAGCCAATCAGAAAGATTCCCTCATTGATTACACATATGACCCATCCCGTCAGAATAACCCACCATATAAAACTATTTATCAACCCACTCCTGCCATATCCGACGGATATGCTAGAACAGTGAACACGAGCCTTAAACATTCACAACAGCAAACTACGACTACCCATCCCGCTAATGTAGATACATACACCCGGCCATCTGGATTACCTACTCATCCGACCATGCAACATCAAGCCAATCAACGAGAAAAGCAGGAAAAACAAGAACGGTTAGAACGTGTTGCCGCCCGGATCCATACCCATTTCAAAGCTAAATACCCGGCATTGATAGATGCATCTGGCTTTTCCTCTGTAACTATTATGAAGATTATTGAACAGATATCTAGCCGGATTCCAAGCGGTCAGCTAGATGAGCGTGGGATTTCAAAGGTAATAGATGTAATTGATGCGAAATTCAAGACTACCGCACATAGTGAAAACCGCACCGGGGTACAATGGGATATGGCAGCATTTACCACGGATACCGAGAGTAAGATACCTATGGATAAGTATTTAGAGAATTATTCCAATAAAGTTGCCATTCTACTAGATAGTAGTGAAAAAGCCATAGAAGCAGAGCTACCACCAAGCATGGCACCAGTAAATGATACTAAGCCAATAGCAAAGCCAGATCCTTTTAGTGAGGATTTTCCGATTCGAGACCGGGAGAAACAAACGGATATGATGATTCCAGAAGTGCGGGAATATGATTATTACATTACGATTGATTCTAAAGACCGCGATCCGGTAAAGTATCCAGCACCAAATCAATTTGTTATTGATTTTGCACCGGCACCACCCGCCGCGGGTGAAACCCGTAAGGGATACATTGATCGCGGCCTTGGTAATGTAAAATCGTGTGAATTAATGAATGTAATCATCCGGGATGTTAGCGACCAACCGGACTCTAGTGATACTAGCAATGCTAGTTATCCATATCTACTCCTACAGTTCGATGAATTGCAAAATAATTACTTTGGTACCAATAATAATATATCACGGTCATTTGCAATTCTAACAGAATATTCCCTTATTGGAAAGTATCGATATTATCGCATTACTGGCGATTATGCTGAGAACACGGTATCACGAATTTATAATCCACGTATTAATTTGAATAAGATTACTACTAATCTCCTATTACCGGATGGGAGTCCATTCGAATTCGGAAGTGCATATACGGGAGATACTAGTAATACGTGCATTACGTTCTCTTTCCGGATGACAACAATACAAAAGAATCTAGCAACACAGTTTATAAGTAAGGCAACTTATTAAAAAAATATCTTTTTAAATTTTTTGTTTTTTAGGTATACCCACACCATAGGGGTATAGCTAATTAAACACAAAAAAAATATCTAACATATAAATTAGTTATAAAAATGGCAAATAAACAAATAACTTTAAAATATTTTCTAGAAACATATACTGCTATACCTCAAAAATTTATTAATGAATATTGGGAATTTTATGAATTATGTAAGGACAATAAAAATGGTATACCGCTAGAGAAAGTAATGAAATATCTAGGTATTACTGATAAACAAAAATTTATTGAGCGCATTAGGCGTAATTATGAATTAAGACTAGATTATGAAATAATTAGACTAGAACAAAAAGCTATGAAAGGTATATCAAATGTTCACTATATGTTATCTTTTGATTGTTTTGAAAAGATTTGTATGGCATCAAACACTAGGAAAGGCCAAGAATACAGAGATTATTTCATAATGCTTCGTAAATTTATTGATTATTACAAACAACATATTGCAGATAAAATAATTGATTTAACAAAAACACATAAATATATTTATATATTGCTAGTCAATAAAAATAAAAATATATTTAAACTTGGAAGAACTAAGAATATTCGTAAAAGACTGCAATCTTATGCCACCGGCAAAGACAATCATCCGGATATTAAATTTATAATGATAGTTAATAATGATAAACAAGTAGAAAATTGTGTCAAAGCATTTGCAAAAGCAAAACAATACAAAGCTAATAAAGAACTATATCAAGAAAATTTAGAGATACTAAAAACACTAATTTCTACTTGTGCTGATATAGATAAAACGATGAAAGAACATTTTAACAACAAGAAAGATTATGATTCATATGTTGTATTTGATGATTCTAAATCAATAGAATATCTTGATTTAAATGGTGATATAATTGGTTGGGAAAAAGGTCATAAGACTATAAAAATATCTAAAAAAGATGCAAATAATAAAACTAAAAAAATAGTATCCAAGAAAACACGTAATAAATCAATCTGATATATATTTGTCTAAAGTAAAAATTTTTAAATTAAAAAATTGATTATCGGTAAATATAAATCCAAACCATATAACAATACCAAATTCCAATACCAAAAAAATAATTCAAAATGTCATCATCAATACCGCTAGATAAAATTACGAAAGCAATAACAGAAATTGAAAGTTGTAACTCCTATGATACTTCTGAGATGAAATCGGCAAAAGCAAATTGGTTAGGTATTCTAACTGATGCTATAAACCGATATGAATCTCTAGAAGACAAAGATTTTCAGACAATTAATTTTGTATTAAGTATTCATTATTTGAATTATAGCCAAATTATGTTTCGCACAGAAATGGTTGGTTCATTCGCTGAAATCGGCAAAACATTTGTAGCAATTATGCAAAATAGGCTTAAAAGATATAAAGATTCAAAAGAAACACAGATACCAGAACAAACACTAATACAAGATGCAAAAACTGATGAGAATGATAATGAGAATGACACAAAATAAAATGCAAAATGCAAAATATTCAAATTAGTTTTTATTTTTTCATTACATTTCTTCTAGCATATTCATAAGCAAACACCAATCAGAAACAAACAAAACTCTATGTAAAGAGACTTAAAACCTATCTAGAGAGTCGAGTTGTTACCTGACTCACATAACAACGCCATAAAGTCATGATGGTTGATGACTTTTTCAATGCTTATAGCATCAAATTGTTTGCGATATTCATAGATATCAATATCTTTAGTGATATGTAGTTTATAATTAATGTCTTGCATTTTTTCTGAATTATAATTTCTAAATACCCAGACATGGTTGGGTGTGTTGGATTGTATCATCTGACGATATTCACTAGATAATTCCGCCAGCTTGCTCTCTGATTCTGGATACCAAGATTCACTTATTGGCTTAAAATACCAATCATCCATATGGGTATTTGCAGATTCCGATGCTGATTCTGATTCTGATTCAGATTCTGATTTTGATGCAGATTCTGATGCTGATCTAATTATGGATATTACGTGGATACGACGTGAAATTAGTGTATTAGTATCTGCAGATAAGACAGCTTGAAGGCTAGTAATATCTGGGAATCGTGTATGTTTTCCCATTTTACTAATCACTTCGTAATGCATTATTATGATGTTTTATGTTTTATATTTTATGTTTTATATTTTATGTTTTATGAAATATCTAATTATTATTCTAGAAATAATTTATTCAATTTTTATTTATTTTGTTTTCTTAGTCATCTTCTTTCTAGCATTACTAGCATTTCTAGAATTACCAAAACGTGGTTCGTTCCTACAAGATTTAATATCTTCTGCTTTAGGATTATTACAAGATGATACTTGATACTTGTTAAATTCTGCCTCATATTCTGAATACGTTTTGTACTTTTCTTGTAGTGTGCATAATTCATCACATTCATAAAACCATCGCTTCAAACGAGAATAAGGTTCATTCTGTTGAAGCATATTGCGGATACGGAACTTCTTAATTGGATCTAACTTATAGTCTCGGGTGGGATTCAAACACCGCCTAATGAGGAGAGGTATTATGTTGAAAAACTTATGATATGAGACAGCAATTTTACTTTTCTCCTCGCTGGTATGGCAATTTGCATAATATCCTTGGTAATTGAATATTATACTGCCGAGAAATTCACGACCTTCATTACATATCCACTGCAACGCACGAGTAGTACCACCTTCACCACTCTCTAGAAGATGATGAACTTTTGCGACTTTGGGTGCATATAAGTCTCGAACGTAGTCTAGAGTAGGATTATTATGATGACAGAATCCCTGCGACCGGAGTTTCTTATTAACTTTATTATGCATTTTATAAAGCCATTCAACTAGCAGATCGCGGGATTCAAGCGCGGGTGTAATGTCTAGATTCGTCATATATTTAGTAAAACTGGCACGGCAATATTTACAAGGTAAAATATCGGGTAATAAGTTCATCATATCACGCATAAGTATTTTATCACCGGTGTCAGGTGATTCCGGATAAAGAAATGTTAGAATGTGGAGAAATCGCCAACCAGCTGGACCCCAATATATAGTTTCCATTAAAACGGGGATAAATAATGGTGTAGTTATTATCTAGTTAGAAAATATTTATTTTCAATCACAAATCTATCACAAATCACAAATCATTTTACTTTTAATTCCACTTTTTACTCAATTCTGTTATTTCATATTCATATCCAGGTAAGATGCTTATAAATAATCTACCTTCGCGCATTGGTGGTTCTGAATTTTGCAAAAGTGTAAAATATATCTAGATATTATTTAGATATACACATTGCCATATGCATAAAATAAATCAAAATAAACATAAAAAAACAATAAAGAACCCAAACAAATATAATAATCCTATAAAGTATTTAGCGGTGGGTGGTGGTGGAAACGCACCTATGGATTTACAAGGTCTTACACCTGAAGATGTCCAGGCACTTATGCAACAAGGTATAATGCCCGAGCAAATAGCCCAACTAGCACAAGAACAAGGACAACCAGTACCGCCAGTTATTCTAGAAATATTATCACAATCTCCAGGTGGTATACCTGAAATGGCACCGGGTGGTATGGCACCGGGTGGTATGGAAACAGGTATGGCTCCCCCACCACCAGATAAAACGAAAAAATTTCCGGCGATGATGGATTTACCAACTTATGCGCAGTATAAGGATATTGAGAAAAAAGAAGAAAAAAGGAAATTAAAATTTGGAGCCCATAAACCAACAGTGTTTGGCTATGTATTTTCAGATTTAATAAGTGAAGAGATATTACGAGATATGAAAAGGACACAGGGTGGATTTTTAATTGGTGTTAATCTTAATAACCTTTTTAATACCTTTCGTGAGGCTATTAAAATGGATGAAAAAGACAAAAGTGCCGGGAAAATGAAGAATTCAGACGAAATATTTAAACGTGTAGGTGAATATGTTAATGTAGATTTTGATAAGATTCTAGAAACAAAGATGGGATATCGAGGTAGTGATGTTCCTATGCTACCAGAGAATGAACTAAATGAATATGCTAGTTTTGATGAAATTCTAGATGAAAGTAAGAAATATGCAGATTCTGCATTCAAAGGTGTTATTACTCCAATAGGATTATTAATAATGACACGTATGCTTTATAAATATAGAAAAAATAATGCACAATGGGTACGGGTTGCAACTGTTCTAGAATTAATTCATCGGTATTTAGGTGGTAATAAAAGCCGTGTTGAATTCTTTAAAGAACGTGAGGAAATACCTATTCAATCCCTTATTGACCTAGAGGAATTTTATAATACAGATCATATATTTATGACGGAGGATGAGATAAATAAATTTAAAAAAGACTTGGACTTTTATAAATATGACCCCAATATAAATATACGAAAACAGATACAGGAACTACTTAGCAAAGTGCCACCGATTATCTAGAGAGGGGAGTTTAATTAATAATGTAAAAAATTGATTTTTTAACACAGAGACTAACTAAATACTAAATACCAAAAAATAAATAGTAATAAAACAACAATGCAAATCATAATGAAAGGAATGGATGGAAAATCCATAAGTCTGGAAATAGCTTAGTGAAATCGCATTAGAAGAACGCGAACGCGATAAGATGATTATAAAGGATTTACAGGATGAAATTCTATGGCTTAGAGCGGAATTGGAATCTAGGAATCATTAACAAATATCGTTTTTCACTATTCATTTTTTTGATATTTATATTCTAGAGATTCTAGAGATACTAGATACCTAGCAGCCAGTTATGGGTAATTTGTTTTCATTTTCTAGTAAATCAAGAAATAATAATCCACGTTATGAATTATTTCTTTCTAGCGAACAATCATCGGAACAAAATCGTATGAATCAACGCATAGATGCAGATATTCGTTTATTACGATTAGATATAGCTAGAATAGATTCTAGAATAACAGAATTACAAAATAGTATGCAAAGTGCACTATATAATGTTAATGAAAAACTCAATGAAAAACTCAATGACAAAATAAATATAATTACCAAAGATATGGAAAATCTTCTTAACAATGATAAGATTCTGCTAGATAAGTTAATAGAGAAAAATATCGTTAGTACTATTCAAGAATCTGAGAACGAGAACGTAGCCGAACGTAGCTTAACCTAGCCATTATAACTAAACCACCAGTTATCATCTAGGTATGGCGGCACTTCACCCGTATCAATACAGTTATTAGTGCTAGGTCCCGCATTTATAGTGTTATAAATTTCATTGAAATCGATAGCATATGAATAATAACGGATGTTACTCAGATATCCTTCAAACCCACCATACATATTAACCCAGAAATCATCATCATTCTGTTTAGGAATACTACTGAGTTCTTTGCGTACTTTAAGATATCCATTAACGTATAGATCGAGATTGCGATTATTGAGAATGATATTCATATAAACCCATTTACGAATAGGTAAATCATCAACATCGGCATATTCTAGAATATTTTCTTGTGTATTCATATATACACGAATAGAATTCTTATTTGGATGAAACCATACGCCGGGTGCCCGATTAGGATAACTAGAGGAATTACCTTTATGGAATACGTGTTTCCATTCTCCAGGTTTATAGTCCATATTTTCAAGAAGAAACCAGAATCCATAAGTGAATTGAATACCATCTTGGCCATCTGATTTCAGAATTGGTATATAGTTAACAGATGATGGGTCTTGACTAATCACCATCGCGTGTTTGGCATTCTTAGTGGTGTTGAGTAACAAAGGTGAATTAGCACTAGAATTCATATACCTAGTGAGAAGATAATTACCAATATAATAGATGGCAATTAGGATGATTACCATTATGACTACTTTTATAACTAGCATCCATATGGATTCACCTTGTTCAGGCTCACGAACTAATTCCCTATTCATCTTCTCCTGATTAGCCCTATTCTTATTCTCTCTAGATTCCTTAGCGTCCCTATTTGCAGATTCCTTTTGGGAATTATTCTGAACTGCAGAAGGTGCTCCTAGTATAGAATTTTTAATATTGGAAAAAGTATCACCCAATTTATCCATTCCCTTTTCTACCATACTAGGCTCATCTGATTTTGATTTATTCTGATTTTGATTTTTTTTACTAGCATTCCCTGCATTTGTACCTAAAATTTCATCCAAATTATTATTGTTATTGTTGTTATTGTTATTGTTGTTATTGTTGTTATTAATATTCAACGCTGCGGCAGATTTACTAGCATTGTTCTTATTTGTTTTTGAAGCATTGTTCGTGGTTGTAGCCGTAGTTGTAGTTGCTGATTCACCAAGAATATTTTTTATTTCTTTGTTTAAATTTGCATTGCTTAAAGTACTGGTGGCTGCATTACCAGTTTTTGATGCATTATTTTTTAATAAATTATTCTTGGGTGTATTGTTTTTAGGTGTATTGTTTTTAGGGGTGTTATTCTTAAATGTAGTATTATTCCTAGGTGTAGTGTTAGTAATAAATGTACTTAATGGAGTGGTGTTTATTTTGATATTTTCTGCCATAATTACCTAATCTAGCAAAAGTATTGCGTATTATATTATATCTATATAATAATTGTATTTTTTTATAAATAAATAAATCAAAACCATAATAAAAAACCATAATAAAAACAAGTAATTTCATTTATCACATCATCACGGAAACCCCAATTCCTATGATAACTAAGAATATAATACCATACCAAACCCAATTAGGAATCATTGACCAGAGACTTCTAGACACTATTGGCCCTGCATAATATAATTGCTTTGCGTGTTGAACCGTCATTGCAGTGTTAGAAAATACAACCCGACTAATTTTACCTGCAAATCCGCCATCTGGTGTGATTACTACATCGTTAGTACTGATTGCGGGGTATGCTTTCAATACACAGCTAGATGCGAGTTGTCCATCAATAAAGATATCTACAACTTGATTATAAACACTCACAATCACGTGAACCCATTTTTGTAATGGAATAGAACGATATATACAAGTTCCAACCGTAGGGTCAGGATTTGTCATATTTTGAATAAGGCACGATGCGTTTGTATTGTTGGCAAGTTCTGGCATAGCCCGTTGTAATCCAGGACCCATATTATTGAGATAGGTATACAGACTCTTTTTAACCATATTAATAAATGATTCATAAAAGTTGGCTGTTATATCAACATCATTGCTGCCACTTAGTGTCAGGGGGCAGTTCATGCTAGATAATTTAGAATTTACTGCAGATTGGATATCAGTTAAACTAATACTATCGGCGCCGGGTTGTGCACTAGCAGCCATAAGTGCAAGTAAATTAGTTATAAGATTATCAATAAGTGGTTTATATGTTGCAGTTGGTGTTAATACATCTGGTATTTTATTTATTGATGATTCTAATGCTGCTGATATATCCTCTACTGTTTTTGCATTACCACGAGCGCTCTCAATTGAATCAATTAGGGACTGAAATGCAGTATTCATACTTGCTACTTGGTTATCGGCATTTGTTTGGGATTGCATAGCACTAGCAAGCTTGCACATATCTATCATCACTGCGATACACGCATTAGTTAAATCGCTCACTGCATCAAATCCCTCTTTTAATGCTGAAACCTTACGGTTAAGTTGGACTTCATTACCCGATATTTGGGAGAAATAATCATTATGATAAACATTACGAGATTCTAGCGGTGCTGAATTATCAGATAGCCGAGTTGTATCGACACGTGCTAGGTCGTATTCCCCATTATTTTTGAATCCTTCCTTCATCCGGGCGGCCTGTTCAATCATTATAGTCATTGCATCATCTGGTTTCAGAGTATTTAGAGCATTATCGCAACCACTAGATTGTTGATATTGGATTGTTGGGTAATCCACTAGATTGCAGCCTACTTTGTCTAAAGAATTTGTAGATGTCGCTAGTTTAGGGATATCTGCGAAGTTAGAAACGCTGCCGCTAGAAGCACTAGAAGCACTAGAAGCACTAGAAGCACTAGAAGCATTAGACACAATAAGTTGATTACTAGAAGAACCACTATTTTGTAATTTAAGCCGGACAATGAGGTCATTTGTCTTAGCATCTAAAACAATTTCAGGATTACCATCCCCTTTATCGCCACGACGAAGAATGACTTTCTCCTTTCCGTAATTATAAGTATAATTATCGATATTCAGCCACATACTAATGCTGTATTCATTGCTGTATTTTGAGCTAGGAATACTACCGTTTCCGATATTAAAATTAGTTGCAGCATCTTTTACATCTGGCATAACTTCAGTTTCTACAGTAGTCTGAAATACACGATTGGAATAAATAGTGTATAGCCAATAGCAAGCTCCCACTAGTAATACAAGTACTACTACTAGAATAACAATACCAATCACTTTAGAACCAGAATAACTTCCACTGCTAGAGCTAGAGCTAGAGCTAGAGCTAGAATTTAATGAACGTGATGATGGTTGATATAAACTAGGTGCTGATGTGTTGTTTAATCGTGGTGTAGTTTGGTTATTACGCCTAACGGAGTTATTAGTTTGTTGATTCATTTTTAATTATATGCGATATTCTAGTTTGGCCTTTTACTATTATGATAAAAGAAAAAAGACACGAACTAAAAAGACCAGAACGTACAACCAGATTATGGTTTCTAGTTTCTAGATGTTTTGTAATTCTGTATAACTTAATGGGTATGGATACATTATTAGGTTCCGTATTTTACCGTGAAAATTATTATTTATTTGCCCGACGGTAATTGCACTTTGTATATCATAGAATACTGGAAGACTGGGTAAATATTCAGTCTTGATAATTATTCCATCAATCCAAATTTGTATAGTGCGTCCAGATATAGCTAGAATATATTTGCACCATTTTTGTATCTTTATATCCGGTACTTTAATTTCGGAGAATTGTGCATAAAATGGATTATCGCGATATTTAGTAATCACTGATAAATAATTCTTTTTTGGATTGTAACCAACTTGTGGAGAATCTTGCATAGAGAAAATAGGCTTAATAACACTGTAATTATTCTCCCAGGCAGCATTTCCGGCTAGATTGGGAATATACATTTCCCAGGTAAATGTTATACCATATCCTAATTTTGGTACCATTAATGTGGGTCTATTAGATACTAGATTGGCAATTTGTGTAGTTTCTGAAAAAGTTTCATCTAAGGTAGTTTCTGATGTAAGAATTGGAATTTGATATTTTCCTACATTACTTTGGCTAGGTAAATAGTAATAAACATAATATAATGCTAACATAACCAATAGCAGGCAAATTCCTGCAATCATAAATATAACAGATTGATTCATTTTGTATTTATGAGCGATGTGGTTTTCTAAAGATATTCTAGATATTCTTCCAAATAATTCTTTTGAATTATCTAGAATATGCATTATTAAAAATATTATTATATTCTAGAAATATTGAATCACATTAGATAAAATGTATTTAAAAGTAGAAACTACTGATGCTGCAAATAAGTTATCAGAATTATTAAAAGATGGCGATTGGATGGTGCTATATTATGCTGAATGGTGTGGGCATTGCAATGCAATGAAACCAGAATGGCAAAAAGTAATTGAAAAATTAAAGGATTCAGGTAAAATAAATGTTGCAGATGTTAAAAGTGATGTTATAGAGAAGTTATCACACAACCCTAAGATTGAAGGATTTCCTACTATTAAAATGTATAATAAAGGTCGAGAAGTAGCAAAATTTGAAGATGAACGTTCTGCAGAAAAATTAGAAAAATTTGCAATCTCTAATGCAAATACTAATAGTGATAAAAAAAAATCTAAAACTGCTGTAAATACTATTTTGGAAACACTTGCAAAAAAAGATACAGCTAATACAGCTGACACAGCTAATACAGCTAATACAATAAAAATAAATCTAGAGGAATTACCGGTGGTACCATCACCTATGGTGCTAAGAGATAATTCTAATGGAGTAAAGAAATTAAGTATTTCTCAATTAAAAGATGAAATTATGAAAAGTCATAGAAAATCTAACGATACTGTTATAGAGATTAAAAATGAAAATAATCAAGATAATAGTAGGGTATCTGCAAAGCAGGCTACAACTGTAACTGCAAATGCAAATGCAATTACAAATTTGGGTAATTTGCAAATGCTTTTACAACCACTTGCACTTAGCGCAAAGGCTAGTAAAAAACCAGCATTTATTAACAAGAAAACAAAAAAGAATAAACAATGGAATGAAAAACGGAATAGCAAAATGAAAAGCCCAGTAAATAAAAAAAATAATAATAATAAGGTTCCGGCAATTCCTGCTGCACCAGTGTCCTGTTCTGATATAAGAAAGGCTAAATTGTGTAAAACTAATCCAAAGTGTGCATTTGATTATATTGAGTTCAAATGTAAGGATAAATCTGTTGGACTTGAACCAAAGCTTAATATTAGGCATATCCTTAAATAAACGAGCGCTATTTAAAACACATGCCTAAAAGATATCCAAAGGATACAGGTTATCATTTGACAGCTACTAGAACAACATACAGTAGCGGTTGATAACTCTCATTATTCCAGTTTATAACTTCTACTATATATTTCAGGCGGTGTTATACCT